CTGGAGAGATGAGACTGGAGAGATGTAAGAAAGCTTATAGGGCTAGTAAGAAAAAATTGTAATGAAAGAGATATTGGGTATGAAAAAACGAAAAGAAATTACAAGAAGAATAAGAATAATTAAAAAAATACTAAAAGATGAAAGGAAAGAGTATTGTATCGGTGAGGAAGAATGGTATGAATTGAGAGGAGAACTTAATTCATTGCAATGGATTTTGGAACAAATAAATAAGACTGAAACTGATGATATTTTAGAGTATGCAAAAAAAGAAAAATTAAGATAAAATTAACTTTTAAAAAGGTACTTTGAGGGAATTTTTAAAGCCCGAGGGTCTGGCGAGAGCCCGGAAAATAAAAATTTTTTATAAAATTTCATAACTATGTCGTGTCGGAACAGGGGGTGTAAAGATGATTAATAAGTTAGATTTTGATGAAACAATAAAAATCAGAGAACTGGCAGAAATATTAGGAATAAGTGAAAGACAGATTCAAAGATTAGCTAAAGAAAATGTAATTCAAAAAAACGACAAAGGGAAATATTTATTTTATAAGTCAGTCAGAAGCTATATTGATTATCTGCGTGAACTTGAAGGTACTCCTCAACAACTTCAGGAAGAGAAATTGAAAAATGAAATTGATTATCTAAAGACACGTGACAGGAAAGAAAATATAAAAATAAAAATATTAGAAGCCGATTTACATGAAGCAAATGATGTAAAAAGAGTTATGAATAATATAATTGCAGGATTTAAAGGTCAATTGCAAACAATACCTTATAAATTAGCACCACTTATTATAGGAGTTGAAAATTTAGGAGAATTGCAAGAAATAATTTCGGATAATATCAATAGTATTCTGAAAGAATTATCAGAATATGACAGAAATAAATTTATAAAAAATAAGGAATATATAATCGAAGATGACGAAGAAGAGGAATAAAGAAAAAGAAAAAATTGGAATCAAACCAAAAACAATAGATTTATTTTCCGAAATTTTAAAAGAACTTGCACCACCGCCAAAATTAACAATAGATCAATGGGCCGATAAATATAGAATATTAAGTTCCAAATCAAGTGCTGAACCTGGGCGTTGGAGCACTGATAGAGCTCCATATCAAAGAGATATCATGAAAGCAATATCAGATAGCAAAACTGAAATAATTGTTTTAAAAATGGGAGCACAAGTAGGAAAAACAGAGATTTCATTAAACACATTAGGATATTTTATTGATTATTTGCCTAGTTCTATAATGTACTTAATGCCAACGAAAGAATTTGCACAGGAATTTGCATCTACTAGATTTATGGAAATGGTAAGAAGTACTCCAAGGTTAAAAAATAAGATAATTGATGAAGAAACAGGGAGAGATACAAAAAAAATCAAAGAATTTTCAGGAGGATATGTTGTTTTTACTGGTTCTGGAAGTGCTAGTGAATTAGCTAGTAGGCCAATAAGAGTAATTTTAGCTGATGAAGTAGATAGATTTGAAAAATCGGTTGGAAGTGAAGGAGATGCAGTCGAATTAGCAATAAAAAGAACACAGACTTTTAAAGGGAGTAGAAAAATTGTATTAGTTTCAACTCCGACTGTAAAAGGTGATAGTAAAATAGATTCAATGTTTCAAATAGGTACGCAAGAAAGTTTTTATGTGCCTTGTCCTTGTTGTGGAAGTTATCAGAAATTTATTTGGAAAAATTTTGATTTTGAAACTTGTGGGATTAAATGTGAGGACTGCGGGGAAATATCAGATGAAATTAGTTGGAAAAAAAATAGAATACATGGAGAATGGTTAGCAGAAAATCCTGACGTGAAAGACGAAGATGGAAATATTAATTTAAAAATACGTTCGTTTCATTTAAATGAATTTTATAGCTCCTGGAGTGATTGGAAAGATATTAAGGAAAATTTTTTAAGGTCAAAAGGTAATATTGAAATGATGAAGGTATTTACTAATACCGTATTAGCTGAAACTTTTGAAGAAAAAGAAGATACTCTTGATTGGCAAAAAATATTAAGCAGATGTGAATATTATAATTGCGAAATACCTGAAAATGTTAATGTCCTTACTTGTGGAGTGGATGTTCAGGATAATCGTCTTGAATACGAAATTGTTGGATGGGCAAAAGATGAAGAGTGTTATGGTATCAAATATGGAACTATATATGGAAATCCAGGAGAAGTTTTTGTTTGGGATGAATTAGATGATATTTTAGATAAAGAATATTCGTATCAAAATGGGGAAAAAATAAAAATACTATGTACTTGTATAGATTCGGGAGGGCATTTTACTTCTGAGGTATATGCGTTTGTAAAAACAAGAGAACATAGAAGAATATTCGCTATAAAAGGTATGGCAGGAACTCGTGAGCTGGTATCAAAACCAAGTCGAAATAATAAAGGAAATATAGCATTGTTTCCAATCGGTGTAGATAGTGGAAAAGATACTATATTTTCTAGATTACAGATTGAAGTTGTAGGAAAATATTATTGTCATTATCCTATTGAGGAAGAAAAAGGATACAACGAAGTTTATTTTAAAGGATTAACAAGTGAAAAAAGAGTAAATGTTGTTAAAAGAGGTGTTAGAAAATCTGAATATAAATTGATAAGTGGCCGAAGAAATGAACCGTTGGACTTAAGAAACTATAATTTGGCTGCACTTAGAATAGCTAATCCAGATCTTGAAAAAAGATATTCAATGGGGAATGTTAAAACAAAAATGGTTATAAAAAAAAGAAAAATATTATCGAAAGGAATTTGATAGATGGGAAAATCAGTTCATAGCAGAGAATATATATTAGAAATGTTAAGTGAATACATAAAAGCCGAACGTGCAGTACTGACTGGGAAAAGCTATAAGATTGGAACACGTGAGCTTACAAGAATGAGTATTGATGAAATAAGAAAAGGGAGGGCTTACTGGGAAAGTGAACTTCAAAACTTAGATAGCAGAGGAAGTAGAAGAGTTAGAAGAGGAGTTCCGAGAAATCTATGATAAGGAAGGAGGGTATTTATGAATTTTATTGACAAAATGATAATGGCCATAGATCCTCAAAAAGGTCTTAAGAGATATGAAGCAAGAAAAAAACTTGAAATTCTTAATACCGGATATTCCAATCACGGGGCCTCTACAACTAAAAAATCAATGGTTGGCTGGCAAAGTACAGGTGGGGGAGTAAAAAAGGATATATATAAAAACCGCAAAAAACTGGTTGAACGGTCACGGGATTTATATATGGGGGTATCTGTTGCCACTGGAGCATTGAAAACTATCAATACTAATGTTATTGGAAGCGGATTAAAATTAAAAAGTGATATTGATTCAGAAATAATTGGAATAAGTGACGAAGAAGCTGAAAAAATAGAAAATCTGATTGAAAAGGAATTTAGATTATGGTCAAAAGATAAAATTGACAATTTAGGAACTATGAATTTTTATCAGTTACAGGATTTGGTGTTTTTAACTGTACTCATGAATGGAGAATGCTTTATTAAATTAAATTATTTTGAAACTCCGAAAAATCCATACAGTCTAAAGCTTGAAATACTGGAACCGGACAGAATTTATACTCCAAACAGCATGTTATCTGATAAAAGCGTAGTTGAAGGAGTAAAAATAGACAAGAATGGAAGAATAGAAGGATATTATATTTCTTCTGAACATCCTTTGGATGCAACCGGTGGAGTTACGGAAAAACTGATAAATGTATATGGAAGTCAGAATCAGAGAAATATAATACATTTACTGTTTACTGAAAGACCTGAGCAGGTCAGAGGTGTCCCAATACTTGCTCCAGTTATTGAAGATTTAAGACAGTTAGGAAACTATACTGAAGCTGAACTTATGGCGGCTGTAATAAGCGGGATGTATGCAATTTTTATAGAAAGTGATGCAGATAATTCAACTGCAGCAGATGTAGGAGAGCTTGAAGCAGTGGACAATGATTTATTGGTTGATTCAAATGATGAAACAACTATTGAACTTGCTCCGGGAATGATAGCTTCACTTAATCCTGGAGAAAAAGCAAAGGAAACAAATCCAGGAAGACCAAATTCAAATTTTGACCCATTTGTTACAAGTATACTAAGGCAAGTGGGGAGTGCTTTAGAAGTACCTTATGAACTTCTAATAAAGCATTTTACTGCAAGTTATTCAGCCAGTCGTGCAGCTTTACTGGAAGCATGGAAAATGTTTAGGAAAAGAAGGGAATGGTTCACAGAAAATTTCATTCAGCCAGTATATGAGGAATGGCTCAATGAAGCTTATCTGCTCGGAAGAGTGGAACTAAAAAATTATGGTTCAGATTTCTTAATAGATAAAGCCTGGTCAGGTTCGCAATGGAACGGACCAAGTCAAGGACAGATAGATCCACTTAAGGAAGCTAACGCAGCTGTTATAAGAATTAATAATGCACTATCAACAAGGACAAGGGAAACTGCTGAGCTTAACGGTGGAGATTTTGAACAGAACGCAAGAC